CCATGTGACTGTCCCCACGGTGAGCAGCTCGTTGGCGCTGGCAGTGACGTTGGCGGTGGGGCTCACCACAACGTTGTCGGCCTCGCCTTCGGCGCTGCTCACCGCCTCGCGGATGTGGCTGATCAGCAGCGTCTCGCCCAGCCCGGCTTCCCGCTCATGCAGGTCGTTTAGCTCGGCGATGACAGCGGTACGAACCGCCGAGGTGTCAGGGGTGAGCCTGATCTTGTAGTTGACGGCCTTCAGCACAGGCGCCAACGCGTAGACCTCTGCGGTAACCGGTGCCTTGGTTTCCAGATAGGCCTGGACAATCGCTATCTCGTTGGCGTCCGGAATGATGCTGGCATCGCCATCACGGACGAAGAACAAGCCCACGGTGCCCGGGCCCATGTAGTTCCTCACGGCCCAGGCGCGGGTGACACCCGCGCACTCCAGTCCCCAGGTCACGTAGTCGTCGGCGTCACCGCCGTGGGGGATGACCTGATAACTGCGGATAACCCGGGCGCGGAGGGATTCGATCGACTCCCGATCGGTCCCCCCGGTAAGCCCGGGCGCCAGCACGGTAAACGTGTCGTCAACGCCGACCACGGGTTGTACCAGGGTCAGTACCAGACCAGCATCGGCATTGCCGAGGGCGCCGCCGTCTACCGCTTCCAGCGAGGCGGTATTGGTGCCGGCTTTGGTGGTGACCGCAGCGCTTACACGGTATTGGCGCCCGTCGCTGGCCTGAAGCACCTGATCAGCATCGAGCACGGCACCGGCGGCCGCCTGGAAGCTGGCCGCGCCGCTGGCGGTCTGGGCCGCGATACGAGGAGTTTCCAGGCGAAGCAGCGCCTGCCGCTCGAGCGTGGATTCGTCCGCCGTGTCCGGCAGGATCTGCAGGGCAATCCAGCCAAGGTAGCCGTACAGGCCATAGGCAGCGCCGCTTAGCGCCCGGGAAAGAACTTGTGCATCGGACTTGCGCAACGCGTCACTGGCCAGGTCCGCTGCGGTGCGGCTGATCAGTGCGGGCAGGGTCGGGGTTTCAAACGGCATAGAGCACCTGCCAGTCTTGGTGAGGGTAGATTTCCAGGCGTTCCCCGGTCGGCAGGGTAAGCACCGTGCCGAGGTTGAGCCTGTCGTTGCCAGCGCGTGCCGTGAGGATCTGCACGTCAACCACGTGGCGGTCGTCAATCAGCCATTGCAGCGCCTCGCGGGCATAGGTCACCGCGGCGCTGATGGTCTCGGGAGTGAGTTTGCGGCGGCGTAGCAGCCACAGGCGCGACCCGATCCGGTCGTCGGCCACCTGCGGGAAGCTGTCACCCCACCAGCCATAACGCTCGTCATCCTCTACCTGATCGCCCGGGTTGGCCCGGCGCCAGGTGAAAAGGCTGATCTCTACGGCTCGCTTCAGGCTGGTTTCCTGATCGTCGATAGTGATGATCGTCATGCGCCACCGCCAATCGGTCCATCGGTCTGCCCCGAGCCCCGTTGTACCCCGCCATGCGGGTGGGTCATCTGGCTGACGCCGCCCGCGATCTGGTCGCCCTGGCTGACAATCTCGCCTGTCTGGGTGATGGTCGGGGTATTGAAGTGCACACCAGCCGTGGCCGTGATATTCAGCGTGCCCGTCTCGATGTCGATGATCCGTCCGCGCTTGAAGTGGATCTTGTCGCCCTCATCGGTGTAGATGGCCACCTCACCGGCCTGTAGGCCCTTGATGCGATAGCGGCGGTCAGCGATCACCAGCACGACACCGTGCGACCGGTCGCCACCGAGAAATGCGGCCAGGCCTTCGGCACCTTCATGCGGACAGCTGGTGTAGCCGTAGGGCTCCAGATGCTCCATGGCATCCTTTACCTCACCGTGGGTCAGGCGCATCTGCAGGCTCTGCAGCTTTCCCGTGGACTTGGCCAACGCCACCACCCCGCGGGTCAGCATGTTCATCAGTCGGCTCATTTGTCGTTTTCTTTCCAGTCGGCGGGCAGCAGGTACTCGAAGGCGTCCGCCTTCTTCACCTTGCGCTTCTTGTGGGGGTCATCGGGTTCTTGCAGATAGCCCTCGGGCGGGCCGACTCGCAGACGGCAGATCGTTCCCTGATCGTTGAGCTGGTAGGTCACCTCGGCGATCAGCATGTCGCGGTCAAAGCCAATCGCCGGATCGATCACTCGCACCAAGGTGTTGGGCAACCACAGCGCACCGTTGGCCTGGCGCCAGCCCTGGACTTCGTAGGTTGTCTCAAGCGCCTTGCCCAGGGCGGTACCGCGCTCCCAGTTCGCCCGGTCGGCCGCCATCCTGTCGCTGAGCTGGCCGCTTTCATGAATGACCTTCACCCGTCTGCGGGTCATGCGCGGATCAGTGACCGCGCCACTCACTTCGGTAGCGGCCTTGCCGAACTCTTCGTCGGTACCGGAGCGCTGGCCGATTACCCGGTATTCGGAGAACACCCGGGTGAAATCCAGCGGTGCATCACCGCTCAGCACATTGCGGCCCAGCTCCAGCGGCTCCGCAGCGCGGCCCGCGCTCCCGACCTCGGCCAGCACGACCTGGCCCCGGGCGTTGTCGGTGCTGAAGACCCGGTACAGGGTGAGCAGCCGGTCGATGGATTCGAACGCGGTCTCCCCTGGCTCGATGGTGTGATCCGCCAGGCTCGCCGTCGCGCCGATCTCGCTCTTGACCGACAGGCCGTACTCACCGGCGAGCGCCTGGACGATCTTTTGCACGCTCTGGTTTTTCCATTGCCCAGGCTGGTTGATAGCCCCGCAATCCACCAGGTCAGCGGTCAGCGACCGGCCGGTGATCGAGGTGGTGACCTTTTCGTGGTCGTAGTTGATCGGGGTGGCATCGACCCAGCCGGTAACCACCAGTTCGCCGCCGATCCGTACTTCGCAACGCGCGCCCTGCTTTACCGGGCGCAGGACGTTCTGCCCGGGCCACTTCCAGGTGATGCCGATGTTGAAGCTGCGTGCCTGGCGCTCCAGTCCTGCGCTGATTTCCACCGAGGTCCAGCCTGAATAATCCAGACCGTCGACGGTCAGGGTCACGGCCGTCGAGGGGTCGGACATGCAGGTTTACTCCCGAGCGATCTGCAGGGGCACCGCTGGCACGAAGCCCGGGTGCTTGATGTTGTTGCGTTGGACCACTTCGCCGTCGCGGGTCGCATCGCCAAAACGGCGATAGGCGAGCACCAGCGCCGGAAGCGTTTCCGGCGGCGTCACCGACACCAGTTGCACGCCCGACGCCGCCACGGCGGTCAGGTGGCGGACCACCTGCTGTCGTGCGGCGTTGATTACCGGGTAATAGGTGGCGTCCGCCTTGAGGGCGGCTTGCCAGAACGCATCGTCCAGCGCATCGCGGGCGGCGATCACGTCGTCCACCACCGGCACTTCGGCACGCTCGACCGGGGCCACCAGCTGCTGCTCGAGCGAGGCGGTCGTGTCTTCCGTCGCGGGTGGCGCGGCCACCGGCATTTCGGCAATGGTTGCCGTGGCCTGCACCAGCACGGCGTCCTGCACCAGATTGGAAAGCGCCTGGGCAGCTGCCGTGGTATCGGCACCGCTTGCAGCGCCCACGGTGTTGATGCTTGCCGCCGCCTCGGCCTGGCTGGAAACGGTGGCCACCGCAGCGCTGTACGTGTTGAACGCCGCTGCGCTGGCGCTGGTGGTCTTTCCGGAGTTGTTCGATGAGAACGAGGACAACCCCAGATCGCTGAAGTATCCGCTGAACAGGCTGGACAGCGACCCCGGCGAGTTCATCAGCAGCTGCGCCATGGACGTGACCGATCCCACGGCACTGGTCAGCGGGGAGAACTGGGTGCTGACCACGCTGAACACCGACATGAGTCGATTTTGCAGCCCCACGAGGTTGATACGCGCGGTATCCACTTTGGCCATGGCCGATTTGTACCGGTCGAGGGCGCTGTTCCAGTAGCTCGCCGAGGTCTGCGCGGTCATTCGCGACGTGTTCGTGCGCACCGATGGATTGAGCTGCGCATTGCCGGGGTAGAAGGTCAGGTCGAAGGTGACCATGCCGCCTTCACGCCGGCTGTGCGACATCTCGCATTGCACAGGCACCACCGACAGCTGGCCCAGCCA